TCAAGGCGACGCTTGCGAGGTTGTGGGTGTGTCCGTGTATCAAAGCCCCGCCGTGGGGAGCGTAGTGCAGTCCCTGGACGACGGTGGCGTTGGCGCCGTGGGCGTAGCCGTGGACCATGGCGACCGGGCCGATGCGGTAGACGCCCTTGTCGGCGTGGTAAGGCAGGACGACCTTGGCCCCGCACTTCCTCGCGTGGGCGTTGATGTGGTCCTTGATGCCTTGGCAATAGTCGCGGACGATGGCTTGCCCGTGGCCTTGCATGGCGTCGAGGCGATGTTCGTGGTTGCCCCAGAGGTAGACGGTGGGACGCCAGCGGTCGAAGAATTGTTTGCCGGCATCGATGTCGGCGTTCAGCGACTCGGCGCCTTCCTTGTCCGAGCCGACCCCCTTGCGGAGGGAACGGAAGTCGTAGTGATCGCCGCCAGCCACTCGGATGTCGGGCTTGAAGTCCTTGGTGAACTCGTAGAGGGCCGCGAGGGCTTCGGGGTCCGCCATGTCGCCGTGACTGTCCGAGGCGAAGATGAACTTGGTGAGCTTGCTCATACGCTTGGGAGTTTTGGCTGTCCCTTGCGTGAGCCGTACTTCTCCATGTGCGAGATGAACTTCAGCCCTTGGCGGTTGGCGGCGTTGTACATCCCTGGACCGCTCATGTTGTACTTCAGCGCCGTCTCGCCGGCGGTCAGCCCTTCGGCGACGCCCTTGGCTGCGGCCTGTGCCATCGTGAGCCGTCCGTTCGCTAGGAGGTTGGAGCGGTTGCGTCCGTGCATCCCAAGGCGGGGTCGGCAGTTCGGGGGCCAGATGATGCCGTGCCGACAGACGAAGGCCTCGACCTCCTTGAGCGTCACCTTTCCAATCTTGGCGGCGTCGGCGGGGAGCCATGATCCGCGGATGGCCTCGCGGATGGCTTTCGCTATGTTGCGGTCCGCTGGGTCCTTGTAGTCGTCGACCCGGATGTGGGGTTTGCTGTCGTAGTGGGGACAGGTGGCGAGGAAGCGGAGGCGGTCGATGGATACCTCCCATGCCTTCGACATCTCCGCCAGTTCGTCGTCGGTGGGGGTTGCCATGGCCTCAGAAGTTATCCGAAGCCCTAGCCTTCGTCCACAGTTGCCGAACCTCGAAGCCGGCCTCGGTCGGGTCGAACTCGCCCAAGTGTTCGTTGAGCGCGTCACCGGCCTTGATGAGCACGTCGATGCCGTTCTTGTAGCGGTTCAAGTCCACCTCGGAGATGACGACCCATTGCCCGTCCTCGGTCATCTTCAGGACTTGGGCGAGTTGGGTGTTGAGGGCGTTGACCTGGGCGAGTTGCTTCTCCAGCTCGTCGATGCGTTCCTGCTTGGTTTGCTTACGGCTCATAGTCCGAGGTGCTTGGCGACCGATGCGGCGACCTCGCGGATCGTGACGGCGCTGTTGGGCTTGAAGGCGTAGGTCTGGTCAGGGATGGTGCCTTCGAGCAGTTCGCGGATGCTGGCGGCCTCCTCCTCGTTGGCAGGGCCGACCCCTTCGGTCTCGATGTGCAGGTGGATGACCCGCCAGTTGCGGACCTCGCCCATGATTTGCTTCGTGACGATGGTCTCGTTCAGGTAGCGGCAGTCAGGGACGACGACGTGACCACGCTCACGATTTGCCTGTTCGGTGAGGTTAAAAACGAAGACGTCCTTATGGATGGACCGGGCGAAGCGACCCATGGCGACCAAGGTATCGCGGTGATAGGTCTTGAATGACTCCTCGTGGAAGTTGACGCCACTAAGCCCGAGCTGGCAGGCGTAGTTGTTGGCGGCGTCCTTGAGGGCGTCACCATAGGCGATGCGTTTCACGTCCACGCTGTACCGGGTCATCCCTTCCGCGAAGGTGTCCTTCCCGCTGCGGGCGTACCCGGAGAGGAGGACGATGGTCTGCGGGGCTTTGAGTACGCGGCGCATATTACCAGTCGGTCGGGGTTGGGATGGTCGAAGCGGCGACGCCCTTGCCCTTGGGGAAGTTCATCTTGTACTTGAACTGCGGACGGCCCTGCCATTCGCCGTCGGGGGTCACTTCCACCTCGACCTCGAAGTAGACGTTGGCGGCGGGCTTGAGGTAGTCCAGGAAGTCGGGGATGGATAGGTCGGCACGGGGTTCGCTGGTGTACTTCCCGCTGATCTTGCCGACGAGCATGGCGAGGGACTTGCCGTACTTCGTGCCGTAGCTCTTGGAGAAGCACAGGCCCTCGGCGGTCTTGAAGAACAGGCGGGCGGAGACGCCATCGTCGTAGACCTTGACCTTGTCCTCCTTGGGCAGGGACATCTTCAGGACGTACTTGCCGGTCTTGTCGATGGTGGTGAGGGGCGGGCGGTCGTTTTGGTTTTCCATTTTATGCGTTGGGTTGGGAGAAGGTGGCCTTGGCTCGCTTGGCCTTTCGGTACTGGCGACCGGAGAGCTTGAGCGACTTGCGGATGTGGCGAGGCTTGGCGCCGTTGGCTAGCAAGTAGGCCACGTCGACGGCGGCTTGGTTGCGTTGTTCGGCTTGTTTGCGGAGTAGTGTGTTGGGCATATTAGGCGAAATTAATGGGGGCGGATTGGGCGGTCGACGCGGGGCGGGCGATGACCTGCACCTCGGAGGAGTAGGAAGGCCACTCGTTGAAGGACTTGCAAGCCTCGTAGGATTTCAGCGCCGAGAGCATGAGGGCTTCCCCTTCGGCGATGAGGTCGGCGTGTAGCTCGAAGACGGCGGTGAGGAACGGGGCTTCCTTCTCGACGACTACGAAGCGGAACCCCTTGGGGCGTGTGCCGAGGGCGTACTTGCAGAGGGCGAGGTACCAAGCGGCCTGCAACTTGAAGTCGTCCGACCAGATCATCTGGCGACCAAACCCCTTGGGCGTGGCTTCCTCCATGGTCGTCTTGATGTCGTAGAGGTAGCCGTCCTGCCCGATGATGTCGAGCGACCCCTTGATGGGCACGATGTAGTCGGCCTTCAGCATGACTTCCGTCGCAAGGGGGACGATATTATGCCGGGCCATCGCCGACTTGATGGCGTCGGAGTAGGACAGGGCGTTGTCGTACTCATCCGCTTTGCAGGGGATGTCGGTCGGCTGGAGCGTGGACTTCCAATAGGCGTGGACTTCCTTGCCTTCCTTCGTGCGCTTGTCGCAGTCGGGTTCGGGCTTGAAGAGGGCGAAGCGTTCCGGCTCGAGGACGGCGACGTGGGTCATGATGCCTTCACGGAGGGCCTTGGAGTCCTTGCGGGGGTTGGCCTTGTCGTGGGCGTACTTGGCGGGGGCCTTGAGGAGAAGCTTGGCACCCGTCTGGTTGAGGGCGTCGATGGCTTCATACTCCTCGCGGGTGCGGGCGGCTAGGGCTTGGCTGATTTGTTCGGCGGTGTACATGGTGGGTTGGGTGTCGGAATGGATTACAGGACTTCGTCGCTACTGTCGAGGACGGTTTCCGCGTCGTTCAAGGTCGTGTTCATCTCCTCGGCCTTCTCGTGGAGGTTCTGGACGCTGACCAGGAGCGAGGCCAAGTCCGCTCGGACGATGTTGAGGCGCTCACGGAGTTCGAGGAGGTCGTTCGGATCGTCGAGGCGGGAGGCGTCGGTGATGGACAGGACGGACAGGAGGCGGTCGGTGTCGATGCTGACGCGGTTGATGTCGTGCTGGGTGACGAAGGCGGTCTGGTACGAGGAGAGGCTGCGGGCCTCGGTGGATAGCCGGCGAAGGGTCGCGGCGAGTCGGTCGGTGTTGGTCATTTGAGGATGGTGCGGATGCGGGAGAGCGTGACCTCCTTGACCTCGCCCTTGAGGACTAGGAAGGTGCGGAGGTTGGAGCGGTAGAGGGTGGGCATGGTCTCGGCGGTCCAATCCTTGAGGAGGCGCTCAAAGACGATTGCCGTCTTGGCGGACACTTCCACGTAGAGCATGGAGTCCAGGAGGATGATTAGGGCGAAGGGCTTGCGTTGGTCGACGTAGGCTTGGGCCGTCTTGTAGACCGAAGATGGGACGGATTTGGCGTTCATCTTGGGAAGAAAGAGCGTGCGGAGAGCCAAATAGGGGTCAGATAAACAGATTTTTTGTTTATCTTGTCGGCGACCGATTGGCTGACCGCGTCGATGACGTAGGCGTTTCCGTTCAATTCAAAGGTCGCCCCGGTCAGTTCGGGGATGTGCTTGCGCTGCTTGGACAGGATGACGGCCTCGAAGTCCGCAAGCTCGACCTCGGCCTGCTTCATGTCCTGGATAGAGTATTGACGGATGGCCTCCGTCTTGACGATCCACATGAGGACGATGGTGTGGTCGAGGAGGATGACGTTGATGGGTTGCCGGGCATCCCGCTCGGACGTGGTCGAGGTGGTCACGACTTACCTCCCGCCTCAAAGTCGATGTATGCCCGGTTCGCGGCGTCGGTGTCGGGGAGGTGCTTGCCCATCTCGGTTCCGAGTTTGCGAAGCCGCTCGACCTCGGCCTTGAGGCGGGCGTTCTCGGCTTCAAGCCGGGCAATAGCGTCCTTCCTGTCCTTATGCAGACCACCAGAGTCCACATTGTCTTGATACATCCTGAAGCCAACCTGTGCGAGTGCGTTGTGTTCAATTTGCAGACGAAGGCTTTCCTTGAGGCGGGCGTTCTCGGCATCAGCCTCCACCAGTTGCTTCTTAAGGCTGGTCACCGACAGGCAGTCGACGCGTTCGTGCGCACGGATGACGGCCTCAAGGCACTTCACTTCAGCGTCGAGGGCGATGACGCGGCCCTTCAGCTGGGCGTTCTCAAAGACAAGTTCGATGCTCATTTGGCGGCGTTGCGGACGGCCTGTTCGAAGGCGTGGTTCGTGAGGACGGCGGCCTGTTCCGAGGACAGGTCCTTGAGGCCTTGTCCAGGCTTGAGCCAACCCTTCGTGATCAGGATTTCCACGGCGGCCTTCTCGAACTTGAGTTCACCCATGAAGACCTTCGGCGCTTGGGGCTTGGCGGCAGAGGCTTGATGCCCGTCGTCGTCCAAGTCCACGGAGATGCCGCAAGCCGTCTGGATGGACTGCCGGCGGATGTAGGTGATGGCACCCCCGACCTGTTGGGCGGTCAGACCCTCGGCCTTAACCATCAGTTTGCCGAAGCTGAACAGATGCCCGGAGGTGTGCAGCAGGGAGGTCGAGACGCCGACCTTGCCTTCCTCGGTCTCGAGCGTTTGGATCAGCGCAAGGTTATGTTCCCAGAGGACGGGCTTCACGGCGTCGAGCAGGGCGTCCAGCGAGACATAGCGGGCCTTGAAGGCAGGGTTGATGCGGTTGGCTCCTACGTTGGTCATTTTGGACAGGGCCGCGATGACGTCAGCGTAGGGATTGGATTGCTCCAGGGGTTGGGACTTTTCTTTGCTCATGGCTTGTTGTGGGTTGGTTGGTTGGTTGGGATTAGGGGAAAGAGACCATCTCGTCGACCGTCTTCTGGCTGACGCAACGGAGCCGTCCTTCGTGGGACAGGAACCAATAGCGGGTATTGCCGGCGGGACGGGGCTTGAGTTTGCGGGCGACCGTGCCGTCGGCGAGGACGATGTAGGACGACCCGGCGAGTTCGCGGTAGGTGGCGGTCGGGGCGGTTTCGGGGATGGACTTGGGAAGTTTCTTTTGCATGGGAAATTGGAGGGGATACTCGCGGCGCCCAACGTGGTGCGCTGGTAGGATGAGCCAGCGTCGTCGGTACTATTTTGCGAGTATCCCCAAAGGGGGTTAGTTGATGGCACCGCGGCGGGCGGCGTCAAGGATGAGGAGGGCGTCGGCGTTCCAAAGCGTGACGGTCTCGTTGGGGAAGAGTTCGGAGGCCCGGGCCTTCAGCTTGTTTTTCCAAGCCGTGGTCGTGAGGTCGCCTTTCGTGCCGATGGGGTGGGCCTTCATCCAGATCGCGGGACGGATGCGGTGGACTTCCCACGCATGGGCGACGGCGCAACCATAGAGGACGCCCGTGTTCCACATCAGTTTGCCGATGGCGGAGCCAGGGATGCCTTTGCCGGCGAAGAGCGGAGGTTCCTCGAGATAGAGGACGACCGCCCCCGCGTTGGAGTTGATGTCCTTGAGCAGTTGGACGACATCCCAATCGGTGCCGGGCATCTTGTGCAGTTCGATGGTGCCTTCGGACGGAGTGAAGACGGCGATGCCTCCACTCACTCCCGGGTCTACGGCGACGATTGTTGGCTTGGTCATTTGGTTCTGGGGTCGCGCTCAAGACGAGCCACGACGACGCGAGTGATGGTCGGGCAACGGCGGAGGTCAAACCCTTTAGAAGCAAAGCCGGAGAAGCCGAGCTGATGGGCGGCGTAGACTTCGCCGATCGTGGGCTTCCGTCCGAGCCGTGCCGTCAGCCGTTCCTCGTTAAGGGTCAGCCAAGAGGTGGCGTATTCACGGCCCACGCCTTCGTCCAAGGCCCACGAGTAATACCCGTAGGTCGGAAGGCCGTGGCGGGCACGGTACGCTGTCGTATCGGCCCACGCAGCAGGGAAGAACTGACAGAGGCCACGTTCACCCAGTCGCCCGATGGCCTTGGGGTTGCCGGAGGACTCGACGAAGATGATGGCCTCGACCTGTCCAGGGGTGACGGCGTGGAGGCTGGACGCCGCGAGGAGGAGGAGCAGGGTTCTCATTTGCCGTCGATGGTCGGGTGAACCGAGCCGGCGAACTTCTCGCCGTTGCGATCCACATAGGACCAAGTCAGCAAGGCACGACAGCCGGTCGTGAGGTTGGCGTAGATGCTGACGAGTTTGCACCCGTGCAGCTGCTGGAGGTTCTCTTCGGCGATGGCGCCGCAGAGGACGATGCGTTCGCGGGCGAACTTCTCCGTCCAGTCGCCTTGCAGGACGCGGTCCCGAGCGTAGGCGATTTGGTAGGAGAGGCCGCGGATGACATGGGACGGGGAGGCCGTCATGTCGGCGAGGTGGGCGAGGGGGTCAGGCATTGTTGTTGGTTGGTTGGTTGTGGGAAAGTTCGACGCGGGCGATTTGCTCGCCGATCCAGCACATCACGGGGACAGCCATCGAGTTGCCGCAAGCCTTGTAGCGTGGGCCGTCGGGGCATTGGTCTTCGGGCTTGTTCTTCCAAGGGATGCGGGACCAGTTGTCGGGGAAGCCTTGGAGGCGTTCGCATTCGGTCGGGGTGAGGCGACGGACTGCCAT